TAGCCATTCTTTTTCAGAACGTTCTTTGGGCTTGTAGGAATTAGGCTTGTAACCGCCACCGGCGACCTCGTCATCTATTACCGACTGTCTGATTTCAGCGTATTCTTCTTGCAACTCTTTAATCTGATCTTCAACAGAAGTTTCAGAATTGACATCAATACGGTTAAACCACTTTTCAGGGAGTTTTGCATCTGCAAATAGTGTTCTGGCTGATGCCTGTTTCGTGGAAGTTGTGACTGTTGATACGACAGAAGATACCGATGCGGTCAACTCGGAGATTTGCTTCTGTTGGGCTTTCAATAGCTTAACTACAGATGCGGGCAAATCTTCGAAGTCTTCATCATCGTCTTCTTCATCATCGTCTTCGGATTTTACCGTTTTCTTAGTCTTTTTAGCCGATTTGATAGGTTTGCCATCCTTTAAACCATTGTTCTTTTCATACTCGACAATAGCCTCCTTTTTCGCTTTTTCTATTGCGGATGTGTTTTCAAGATCAGGAAGAATATTGTCTTTGAACAAGGCAATATAAGTATCAATATCCTCCTCCTTTTCGATTTTGAAGAGTTTCTGAACCTTTACAGCGTACTTTTCGTTTACACCTGCGGCTTTCAAGCCCTTTTTAATTGCATCAATGATTGTCATAACGATTTTCTATTAAAATATAAGGGGAGTAAATTTTTTCTGCTTATATATTTTATTTCAGAATCAAATGCATATATTTGTAATTAAGTCAAAGTATAAAATGGATTATATAGAAGATAGACACGAATATTACAATGTGTATATATCTAAGTGTACACAATGCAAGCATTTTAATTTTGATAGATTAAAATGCCCGGCATACCCTAATGGCATTCCTGTAAAATACCTTGATGGTTCACAGGTACATGACAAAAGAGAAAGCGACCAAAAAGGGGAGTTCGTCTTCCTAAAAGAATCCAATTAACGAGTTTTCGCTTTTGTATAATTCCATCCCATTTTTTCGGATATCCGTTTCCATAATATATGATAATGGACCACTGAAGCCATTGTTGGGGATAGTGTATTATTATTGATTCTAGCAGTAAACTCTGCTCTTAGTTTGTTATTCTCCCGATTCACTAGCTTTTCGAATTTACTAATTGTAATTCCCCATCCTTCTTCGGGACGTTTCATAGCGAATGTATAATTAGGTGTTACAGCTCTCATTTCTGATACATTATGAGCTATTGCAAGATACATATCAGCCGGACTGAATGAGTTACCTATTCGTCCCAAACTCTTTTCTGGCTCTTGCCAGCCTCTTGGGTGATTATGTGTGAAAACGCAATCCTTCATCTTTGCACATTCTTCATCCGTAAACGCAACACTATATTTGGCTCCGCGCTTATCGATTACAACATTACCATTCCTGTCAAATAAGACTCCTGTCTCAAAGCTTTTATTCAGGCGTATTTCATTCTCTGTGTTGGTTATTTTATTATAGAGTTTTCGCTCATTCCATTTTTGTTTAATATTTGCAATTTCAGAATCAGTCTTGATACGTTTAGCTTTTTGAATAGTGGCGACTTCCTGAACCGAAATATTTTTGCTAATATTCCCCATTCTAGCATTAACTTTCGCCATCAAACGTTCCATCATTGCGCTTGTTTCCTTACCCAATTTAGAACGTTCTGAACCCATAAACATAGAAAAAGCTTCTGCAAAGTACTCATGCTCTTGAGTACTTGAATAATAACCGAGTATATTGTGTGTCTCAATTATGCCATTTTTTGTGACGTTGGCTTTTGAGAATGTATTTATTACATCCATTTTCATAGAATACATATTCAAAAGTTTATGCCCGAGTTCATGATCCACAATAGAACGAACAACATCATTTTCATCGGCGTAATAATTGTATTTAATTCCTCGTTGTCTCCATGCCATTTCATTTTTCCAAATGCTATCCCTACGCTTTAATTTGCCTATGTTGAAGTTTATGCTATTGCTTAATTCGTCCCATGATGCATGAGCCTGTTTGCTACGAGGAGCACCGAAATTCCTAAATTTAGGTATTCCAAATTCATTCATCCTACTATTTAACTGATTTACAATCTCTGAAATGATAGGTAAATCTGCTTTCTTTATATCAATAGAAATACTATCCGCAATATTTGTTTGGATAAAATCTATTGCTTGTTGTGGAGTAGTAAATGAAACAAATTCAGATTGAGGTTTCGTTACTTTATCTCGTTTCTTTATTTGAATTGGGGTGGCTATTGTTGATTTCAATTTTAATCGTTCATTTACATTTCCATCTTGAGTAAAGTTATCTTTATACCAGAAAGCCGATTGCAATCCATCTTTATTCTCGATGACGAAATCCTTTGCTCCCTGGGGAATGTCTGTAATAACCTGCTCTTTCGGAACTGTATCATTCAGCAGGAAATCAGCAAAATTTTCCGGCTTCATGGTGATAGGAGTGGCAAAGCAGATACAAAAAGGATGAAAGCCTGTAAACTTGAATGTTTTCGGATATTTACCTACCATCGCATCACATATCTTGCACGGTCCTCGATTATTGGCCGAGCGATGTATCTCAATACCTAATATGAAGTCCTGTTTGCTCCAACGTTCATAGTCCGCACTACGATAAGCAATGTTCGTAGTTGTAGCAGATGTCCGGAGAGCGTTCTTATATGCTGAACGATAAACACCTTGTCCTGGATGATAATTCTTCATTGGTTGTGATAATACCAATTCACCTTTCTCATTCCGGATCCTGCGAAAGCGTTTTTGGGGATTTTGCAAAATTTGCCGTATATCGCTACTGATTCCGTTTGAATTACGTCCGGCAACTACGCCACTATCAAGATAGAATTCGAGTTGCGATTTCGTTTGTTGCGTAATATTCCAAACTCTATCAGATAACTTGAATCCGTTAGCATCTATATCGTTCTTTAGCGCTTCAAATGCAGATAAGCTATGAGCGAACATACCATCTTTCGTTGCACTGGAAATAGACATTCCCTTGATGAACTGGGAAATAAAATCATCATTCTTTCTTTCTGCTCGTTCCCAACCGTCCTTTTGAAATGCAGAGATATTAGCATATAGCATTGATTCAAGATTCAGCAGTTCCCGGTCAACTGCACTCTCTATTCTCTGATTACGTATCCATACGTTATTTTTCCCCGCATCAGACCATTTATGGAGATACGGGGAAACAGAAAGAATAAATTGATTAAAGATATTAGCTATTACGGCCTGCTGTGCAGCAATTTTCTGTATATGTTGTTTATCGTAGAAAGAAAGTCCGGGCATAGATTATAAAGTTGCTCCAATAAATGAATTATTCTGTGCAGTCTCTTTTTCGTCTTGCTTCTTACGATTCAATTCTGTTTCCACATCGTCAGTGTATGGTGAATTCTTTATAATCGTTTCCTTGCTATTGAATTGAGAAGCAGTTTCAAGGTTCTTGAGTTCTTCAGCTAGATCTTGTGGGAGAATGCTACCAAACTCAACCTCAATGTAGTTATCATTTAATTGCGATGCATATTTAGTGTGCGTAATATTAGCCATTCCAGCCTGAACTATTGCCACTGTACGTTGAACTGCCGGGCCGAATATCTCCATTTGTTCAGATGCCTTAATCTCTGCATCAATCAACATAAAACGACGTGAGGTACCACTAAGGTTGCCAAGCCCCATTAGTTTACTCATAGATAAATCAGGACTTGAAGATCCGGAATGTATTGCATCATCTAACTGGTTAAGTTCAAGTGTTACGGATTCACAGGACTGTTGCCATGCTAAGTAATCTGCATCACCGTGATATGTATTACCGGTATCCGCATCTACTTCCATAGTAAAGTTTAACTCTTTGCCTACAGTTTCTTTGCTCGGAAGATTAGCCAAACCATAAGTTTTCAGTATCGGTTCGGAAAAGTAGTCATTAGTATCTGATAGGCGGGAAAGTCTCATTTCTTTCTTGTCTATCAAATTAGCGACATCTTCCCAATCCGGACAATCAACTTCGGCATATACTACCGGAATCTTGCCAAAACGATTCTTTATCTTTTTCACTTGCCAAACACCGTCCATAATACCGGAGTAGATAACATCTTTCGTATAGACTTTCACGCATTCGCAAGTACGGCCATTGACTTCTGCATTGTACTTATAGATAAAGCCGTCCATATCGTCGTCTTCATCAAAGTGTGGATAAAATTCACATTCGACATTACTATCCTTGGGAGTAGATAGAATCTTAACCTTCAACTGGCTTTTTCCATCATCTTTAGTGACCGGATAGAATATAATAGCTGCTTTGGTTTCAGACAACACCTTGCGAGCAAACTCTTTCAATACCGATTGCATCTTGAGCTTTCGCTTATAGACCTTCTTAAACTCATCAAATCCGTCATTCGAATCTTCTGCTGTGATAGTCATTTCACCGCCAAACAGAAAAGCAACAGATGTGCGGACGATCTTTTTAGGTAGGTTGGTTACGACCTTAGCTACATCGACAGTCTTGTCTTCTAGTCTCTTTGGCTTTTCGGCTCCTGTTTCGGGGTCAATTTCTACTTCTGTATCTGAATATACAGCAATCTTTTTAGGCTCCCGATATCCGACAGATTCTTTACGCCGGGTTCTGTCACCATTGTATTCCTCCATATACTCACGAGGATTACGATTCTCACGGGTATCAACGCATAAATCACCTACTATGCTACCGAAATCTTCATTTTTCAGAATATCCTTAATGTCTGGCATATACTTTTCTCTTAAAATATACACAGAAAGGAACTTATCCGCGTCCTACCTTACGAGTTTGCTTCTTAAATTTCAAGCCAAGTGACTCTGCAAACTCTGCAAGGATTGTCATGCCATCCGGAGCATCGTCATGGCGACGGTCATGAGCTTCTGCGTGTTCATG